TGAAATAACACAACAAGACATTATAAAGGTTTATCAGAGAAAATGGAATGAAGAAAAATAAGTTAATAAATTTGTTTATATTTGCAAACAGGGAAAGCCGATGCCCTTTTAAGTAGGCACAAAAAAAGAATATATGAAAACAGAAAAAATTAAGGAAAAGTATCACCACTACGGATTAGAAAAAGAAGATGTTTTTAAGCATCAACATTACGTTATCATAACTAGAAGCGGAATAGACAAGATTCAAGCAATAGAAAATATAGAAATTGACTATGAAGTTATTAAATGCGAAAGAGATTTTTGTGTTGTTAAGGCACACGCAAAGAAAGATGAGACTGATAAATTTATACAAACATTTGGCTCAGCATTAAAAGGCGAAGGGTTTAAGGACGGAAACTGCAACACTTGGTACGTAATGGAAATGGCAGAGAAAAGAGCTATGAGTCGTGCCGTATTGAAACTAACAGGCTTCTACGAGTTAGGAGTATTTGGAGAAGATGAAAGCGAAAATTTTAAAAAGAGTAATAATCAAATAAATAAATAAAATGAATGTAATTGGAAAACTAATTAAAAAACTAGAACGAGAAACAGGAGTTTCTAAAACAGGAAAGACTTGGGAAAAACAATCTATCCTTGTGGAGCAGTCAGGTACAGAATTTAACAAAGAAGTAGTAATAAGTTTCTTTGGTGATAAGATTAAAAGCTTAAGAGATGTTGAAGTTGGGTCTGATGTTAATGTTTCTGTCAATTTATCTTCAAGAGAATTTAATGGTAAATACTATCATAATATAGATGGTTGGTTTTGTGCTAAGTTAGGTCAGGAAACTGTAGCTCCTGTTAATGAAGAAGATTTACCATTTTAATATGACGGCAGAAGATAACTTTAAAAACCTTTGCAACCTCACTACAAATATAATGGGGTTGCGTAAGGGTTCTTTATCTCAAAAGAGCAGAAGAACTGAGCTGCAAATACCTAGAGCAGTAGCGGCAGTAATATCTAGGCTAGAAGATGAAACCCACCAGACAGTGATAGCTAAAGTCTTGAATCGTGATAGGTCTTTAGTTTATCATTATGAAAAAATGCACTCAGCAAACTATTCATCTTGGGAAAAATACAGAGATACTTTTAATAAAGTCTACATGGCATATACAAGTCTAGCTAATGCTAAAAAAGAGTTCTTTGATTTACAGCACTTGCAAGACCATCTAAGAAAATCAGGAGTCATAGCTAGTGATAAACAACAGACTTCTATTAGGATTAAATGTGGTAAAGTAGGTACAGATATAAAAGTTTCTTACAGAGAGTTCTACAATCAATTAGAATTATGTAAGTTAGCCCTCCAAGATTATAGATATGAAATTGAAATAATATAATGGAGAAACCAAACTATTACGCAATACTTTCAGCAGAGGTAAGATATGACAACAGACTAAGACCAAATGTTAAGTTATTGTATGCTGAAATCACAGCTTTGTGTAATATGAATAGGGAATGTTTTGCTTCTAATAGATACTTTTCAGAACTTTATGGTAAAAGCAAAGGTAGTATATCTGGTTGGATTAGTGAACTTGTAAAGTATGGTTACATATCATCTGAATACACCTACAAAGAAGGAAGTAAGGAAATAGAGTTTAGGTATATAAAAATACTTAAAGGGGGTATAACTGCAAAAGACAATACCCTATTGAAGAAAACTGTAAAGAGTAATACTACAAGTATTAATAATACAAGTATTAATATTAATATATCTAATAGGCGTGAATCTTTTGTTTTAGAAGTTATGGCTTTTGATTATAATAAAAAGATTTTAGAAGGTTTTATAGATTACTGGACAGAACCAACAAAAAGTAAAACAAACCCAAAAATGAAATTTGAACTAAATCAAACTTGGGCAACAAATCTAAGATTAAAAAATTGGGCGGCTAGACAAAAGCAATGGGATGTGCCTACTAAGATTAATAAAAATAAATTAACTAAAAATACAAACACTATGAAGAATGTATTACGTAAGCTAAACGGACATGATTAAAGAAATAGAAAAATTAGAACTATATAGGTTATGTGTAGTATTACTAACTAAGACCTATACATCACTTGGACAAACTCCTGGTGAAGAAACATTAGAATCCATGAGCTTTTTATTAAGTGAATTACTAGAAAAAAGATACAAGACTTTTACTTGGGAAACAGTTGAGCTTTCTTTTTATAACGGAACAACAAATACTGAGGTCTTTCATATAAACATACAAACTATGAGTAAATGGCTTTATACCATGAAGCAGTTAATTTGGGATGGTGAAGCAAAAATGAAGGAAGGTTCTTATCACGCTATAAATAAAGAGATAAGAGGAATTATTAATGAACAACAAAAACTTTTAAAATGAAAAAAGAAGAAACAGCACCATTAACATTACTATTAAATGCACTTGATGTAAATAGAAAAAATTGTGAAAGGATATATTGGCAGGAAGAATTTATAAATTATATTGAAGAAAAAAACATAAAACTTTATAATGAAGCTAAAAAATATACAGATAAGCTAGAAGCTGATGGTTATTGGACTGAAGAAGAAAAGAAAATATGGGGAAAGAAATGATAGGTTGGGTAATAATAACAGCCATTGTGATGTGGCTAATAAGGGAATTGAAATGAATACAAGACAAACATCAGTAGACTGCTACAATGAAATTAAAAGAAATGGATCATTATCTAAAATGAGATTTGAAGTTTATTCAGCTTTACTATCAATGGGCAGACCCTCTACAACTAGAGAAGTCTATGAAACTATGGATGTTCTGAAACAAGAGGCAACAAGGTTTACTGAATTAAGAAATCTTGGAGTTATTTATGAGGTTCAGAATAGAAAATGTACTATCACAGGAAGGACATCTATTGAATGGGACTTAACAGATAGACTCCCTGTTGATTTTAAAAACTCTAATAAAACTAAGAAACAAAAAGTTGATTGTGCTTTAAATTCTTTGCGTGTATTGTATAAAAACTATAATGATGGTACGGATGAGGATTGGAAAATAGTTGCTGATTTGATTAAGAATATATGAAAACAATTAGCAAATTAAAAAAAGAGCTAGATACTATCTTCAGTCTTTACATAAGACTTAGAGAGTCAGAAGAAGGGCTTGTGCAATGTTTCACATGTAACAAGGTTAGCCATTACAAGTCAGGGATGCAGAATGGTCATTTTCAAAGCCGTAAACATTTAGCAACAAGGTGGAGTGAAACTAACTGCCAAGTTCAATGCGTGGGATGTAATATGTTCAAAGCAGGGGAGCAGTATAAATTTGCCATTAACTTAGATGCAAAGTATGGAGAAGGGACTGCTGAATATTTAGAGTTTACAGCTAGAACTATTATGAAGGTTAGCCGTATAGATTATGAAGAAAAGATAAGTTATTACAAAGACCTTGTTGATAAATTAAAAAAAGATAAAGGAATAGAATAAAAGTTTTCTTAAATTTGGCAAATGACAAAGCCAATATATGCAAGTGAAGAACATAAAACAATAATTGAAGCCTATATCCGTATGTGTCAAGAGTTTGCAAAAGATGTTAGTTCAAAAAGCAGATACTATAATTATCTTGATGTAGTAGAAACAATTATTGAATATCATAACAACTATGGCTCAGGACGGAACGAGAATAATTTTTACGATTGGCTAGTAATCATTCCTATCAATTTATCAGTAGCTACTAATGGCTTCTTTGCAGGATTAGAAACTAACAGTAACAGAGCAGTAATACGAGCTTATAAGACAGTCTTAAATGAAATGGTTGGAGATGTGGTAGATAAAATAGATAACTTAGAAGAACCAAGTGAATAAGATATATCTTGAAATATCAAAGCTAAGTGATAAATTCAGGACAATGTGCTATGGGCTTACTCAGGATAAGGAACAAGTAGATGACGCAGTTCAGGAGTGTATGCTTTACTTTTTACAAATGAATCCTGATACTCTAAAGAAAATATATGACAAAGACGGCTTAGATGGAATTACAAGATATGGTGCAGTAGTTTTAAGAAGGTCTTTGACGAGTGTAAGAAGTCCATTTTATTATAAGTACAAAAAGTACTATACTCACATTGATAAGTTTACAAGCAACGCAACTTATGATGTAATTGAAACAGGTGAAGTAACTCCAAATAAAAACCTCTATAATATACCTGAAGAAGTTGTTGAAAATATAGGATTTAAAAAGCTGGATAAAATTGATGCAGCGTTAGGTGAGATGTATTGGTATGACAGAAAGGTATTTGAGCTTTATTACTATGAGTCTAATACCCTTGATACTTTAGCAAAGAAAACAGGAATAAGTCGCAACAGTCTTTTTACTACAATAGACAAAGTAAGAACAATACTAAAAAAAGAATTGACAGATGAATAAGTTTTTTGTTCCTAATAACGTGTATGAAGATAGAATGGCTATCTGTAAGGGTTGTGTTTATTATTCAAGTCTTTTAGGAAATTGTACCGTTTGTAAGTGCTTCATGAAAATCAAGGCCAGAATTGCCCCAATGGAATGTCCTCAGAAGTATTGGGGTAAAAGTCTTGTAATGGAAGCCCCTGATGACCTACCACAAGAAATAATAGATGAAATACTAGACCTTTGGAAAGACTTAAAGACAGGCAGAGCAAAAGACATACAAGCTAAAAAACGAATGATAACTTTGTACAATACTATTTACATGACTAACTATGGAACAGGAACTAATTGCGGTTCTTGTATGGCAACTTGCTATGATGGAATAAAAAAATTATATAATAAATATAATGAGTAAACTATACTGCCCTAAAACAATGGGAACATTTAAAATGATGTTTGG